GACGGAAATATCAAAAGTGGTTTTAAGGAACAGATTGAAAAATTGAAAACTGATAAACCATTTTTATTCAAGGAACAGCAATCAACCCCTGCAAAGAATTCAAACTTTAAACCTGCCGGTAATCCTACACAAGGTGGAAGTGATTCTGAACCAGAAGGAGCAGTAGCATTTGCAAAAAGTTTAGCACAAAACACAAAAGAAAATCAGAATACCAGTGAAACTGGTGCAAAAATTTATTTTGGAAATGGTAAGTAAAAATTTTAATATCGGAGGAATAAAAAATGACTAATGGTATCAAAGTAAAAACAGTTGTAGCACAAACGTTAGGTGATATTTTACAATATCCTGACCACTACGTTTGTTTTCCTCAGTTACTTGAAAAAGATTCTGCATTAGCAGTAACTGAAGATGGTAGAAAAATCATAAAAGCAGGAACAGTATTTCCTTCTAATGATGAAAATGCAAAAGGTTTGGTATTTCAAGATGTAGATGTTACCGATGGTGACCAAAATGCAGCAATATTAGTTCACGGTTTTGTAAATTCTGCAAAATTACCTGAAGCTATTTCTAACGAAGCAAAGAAAGCAATGCCGGCAATAGTATTGTTTCCAGTTGATGCAGTAGTATATGCAGTAGATACACCTATTGCTGACCCTGATGGTGGAAACTTTGAAACTTCAGTTGATGTTGAATTGAGTTGTGGAACTGAAGGTGCTGAAATTTATTACACTACAAACGGTAATAATCCTACTTCAGCATCAACAAAATACACAGAACCTATTACTTTGAGTGCTACTACAACAATCAAAGCAATAGCAATAAAAGCAGGAATTTCAAGTGAAATAATGAGCAAAACATTTACAAAACAATAAGTCTTAAAAAGTAGTAAAAATTTATAAAAAAGGAGAAAAGAAATGACAATATTTGAATTACTTACAGCGGATGCAATAGCAGCATATTGGACAGAAACAAACTCAAATAGAGTTCCTTATTTGGGAGAAGTTTTATTTCCGGCTAAAAAAATGATTGGTTTGAATTTAGCTTGGATAAAAGGTTTTAAGGATTTACCGGTTGCTTTGATGCCTTCAGCTTTTGATGCAAAACCGACAATTAGAAGTAGAGGTTCTATTTCTAAAGTAGAAACTGAAATGCCTTTTTTTAGGGAGTCAATGAGACTTGGTGAAAAAGACAGACAGAGAATTTTGGAATATTTAAACAATCCGAATTCGCCTTATGCAAGAGCAATAATTGAAAAGTTATATGATGATTCAAATACATTGATTGAAGGTGCTTTGGTAATACCTGAAATAATGAGAATGAGTCTTTTGTTCAACGGTGAGGTTACGTTAGCTGCTCCTGAAGATTCTGGTCAAGTAGTTAATTATACTTACAAATATGCTGATGATAATTGGATTACAAATAACACTGAAACTTTAACGTTAACAGACAAATGGGACGATGCTACAAATTGTAATCCTATACAGGATATGATTGATATTCAGGAAGAAATGAGGAATAGATATGGTGTTGAAATAAAAAGAGCAGTTATGAATTCAGTAACGTTTGGATTATTAGCAAATAGCAAGAAAGTAAAAGATGCGTTAGCACCTATTCAAGGTATTACGGTTGGTATTACTGATGCAGATGTTAAAAATTATATCTTTAGGAAAACAGGTATTACAATTTCTGTTTATGATAAAAGATATTATGATTACAATAAAAATGCTCAGAAATACGTTCCTGATAACAAAGTTGCATTCTTGCCAGATTCTACATTAGGTTCAACTTGGTTTGGAACAACTCCTGAAGAAGCAGATGTTATGGCAGGAGTTCCGGATTGTTCAGTAAAAGTAGTTGGCACTGGTGTAGCAGTTACAAGTAAGAAAGTTTATGAACCGGTTGTTAATATAATGACCGTAGTTTCAGAAATAGTATTACCTTCGTTTGAAAGAATGGGCGATGTATTCGTATTAACTGTAAAATAGGAGAATTGTTTATGTCAATAAAAATAGTTTTTGATAAACCTATAAAATATAAAGGGAAAAGAATAGAAGCAAATAAAATTATAGAAGTCACTGAAAGTGAAAAAGTTGATTTACTTAATTGCGGCGCTTTTATAGTTCAACCTGGAGTTATAGGTGTTAACAAAAAAGGGGATAGAATAATTATTGATTTTGTTCCTGAAGTAGAAGATAATAAACAAGTAAAAAAAGAAGGTAAAAAAGAAAACAAAGGAAGGAAATAAAAAATGAAAAAGAGTATCAAATATTTTAATTCTAATTTTAATATTTTGATACTCTTTTTTCATTGTCAAGCGAAAAACTTGACTGGTTGCGGGGGAGGAATAAAATGATAAGTAATCAGGACATTTTTTACATAGTCAAAATAAAAATCGGTAATCAATTAGAAATCGCAGATTCATATTTAGCTTCTTTAATTGATGAAATGGGACAAGAAATTAAAAATTATTGTAACATTAAAACAATTCCAGATGCTTTGAAATATGTTTGGGCAAATATGGTTACTGATTATTCCTTGCGTTTTTCTCCTGAAGCTATTGCAGCAGCAAAAGCAGGCGATGCTGAAAGTGATGGTGGTGAAACAATAAGCAGTGTAAGTTTAGGAGGCATTAGTGCAAGTTTAGGAACATCTGATGCTTCTTCAATGATAAAAGATGCTAATAAAATAGCCACCAAAGGAATTGCCGAATTTGTAAAAGATTATAAAAGTAGATTACAACCATTTAGGAGGGTAAGATGGTAGGTAGTCTTTCATTTAGAATTGCTGCAAAGATTAGAAAAATTTTACCTAAAATGTATAACTGCGAAGCAACATATCATAAAAGAACAGTTGGTGTTGATTCTTATGGTGCGGAGCAAATAAGTTTTATAGATAGCGGTAAAATTTCTGGTCTTCATATAGGGAAAGGTGATGCAGGATTTGTTCCTGATATTGTTGGCGATAAAGAATGGAATCAAGTTACTTACGTATTTTATTGTATAACTGATACAGATATAAAGTTAAAAGATAAAATTGAAGCAAATGGGTTAAATTTAAGTGTTATTAGTATTTGGAGATTTGAACAAGTTAATATAATTGGATTAGGAGAAGAACTTTAATGAATTTTTTTGAACAAGTATTTTCTCAATATCAAAAACAGGTAGAAGAAGGTGCAAAGAAATTTTTAGTTGATGAAGCAGATAGAGCAATTGCTTATACTAAAAAATTAACACCAGTAGATACTGGAACATTGAGAAATAATTTTTTCAGAACAAAGGTTAAAGTTGATAAAAACGTTTATTCAATAGAAATAATAAACAATATTCATTATGCAGTTCCAGTTGAATATGGCCATAATACAAGAAGGTCAAGAACTAAAAAATCAAATGTTAGATGGATTCAAGGATTTTTTATGTTAAAGCAAGGAATTGACAAAGTTGTTCAAGGATTTGCTGGCAGATTAGAAAAATATATTCCTGAATTAGGAGCGAGATAATGGGTTATACTTCTTCAATGAATTCAATATTAAATGGTTCAAAAGCATTAAAAGCAAAATTTCCTGTTATAAAACTAATGACATTGCCAAATGAAACCGATGGTAATTATATTTCATTCAGCAAAAACAAAAGTGTTTGCACAAATACTTTAGATAATCATTTAAGAGACGAAGCAACATATTATATAAATTGTTATTCTTCTAATTTTGATGATTTGGAAAGCGCAGAAGCATTATTGATTACTTTATTAAATGGTCAAGAATGCGGAAGTGGAAGGATGAGTATAATCAGTATAGAAGAAGAACAAATAAGTGAAATAAAAAAATATTTAAAAAGAATTGTAGTAGAAATTAAATAGTAGGAGGAAAAGAAAATGTCAGAAAATGCAATACTCAGCAGACACACAAGTTTATGGGTAAGAAGAAAAGTTGAAGCTGGTCAAGCTGAAAATGATTGGACTGCAGTTGGTAGATTAACAAATATTCCTGCACCTTCACCGGAAAGCGAGGAAATTGATATTTCAGCTTTGGATTCTCCGGGCACAGATAAAGAATTTATGGCAGGCCCGACAGATAATGGAAGTATTGAATTGAGTGGTCAGTATAAAGCTGGTCAAGAAGGTCAGAGATTACTTCAAGAGTTATATGAAACAAAAGAAACTTTTGAATTCAAAATTGTAGCTCCGGAACAAACAGGAGTTGTTATTCCTGCTCAATATGAAGGTGAAGCATATTTATCTTCTTGCAAACCTTTTGGTGATGCAGTAGAAGGAGATATTTTACCTTTTAATGCAACATTAAGAGTAACCGGTAAAATGACTTTTAGAAGAGAATATGTATCAAATGAAACTGCACCTGATATTGAAGCAACACCGGCAAGTGGAACAACCTTTGCTTCAACTTTGACAGTTAAATTGAACAGTAAAATTGGTGATGGTGATATTTATTATACAACAGATAATACTTCACCTACAACCAGTTCTACGAAGTATACATCAGCTGGCATAACAGTTACAGCAACTACAACGATTAAAGCAATAAATGCTCCGACTGGATTGACAGCAAGTTCAGCACAATCATTTACATTTACAAAACAATAAGAGAGGAAAATAATTTATGTCAAATTTAATTAACACAAAAACACTAAAAATAAATGGCAAAGAATTTAAACTAAAATTTAATTTTAGAACAATGATGGTATTTGAAAAGAATACTAATAAAAAATTTCTTGCATTTATAAATTCGTTAGCATCTAATGAAAAAGAAGATGTTAATATTTTAGATAAAGTTTCAGCAGAAGATTTGGCAATGTTATTTTACGCTTTTTTAGTTGGTGGTGGAAATGAAATTACAAAAGAAGAAGCAGTAGATATGTTAGACTTAAATGTATTTAATCAGTTTATGTTATTAGTTCCTCAATTAGTTGCAGGAGAAACAAAAGCTGAAGAAAATACAGCAGAAAAAAAGGCAGTAAAAGGCGGTGACAGCCCTTTGAAATAAAAGCTCCAGGAATTGAGGAGTTCTGGAGCATAGCAATATTTGATTTGCACTTGGATGAGGAGTATTTCTTGGAATTAAGTCCTCGCTTATTAGATTTACTTCTCATCCGTTACGAAAAGAAGTGTAAATTAAATGTTAAATTAAATTTATTGAATGCAGGAATAATTGCTTCAATGATTTATAACGTAAATAGACCAAAAGGTAAAAAAGCATTAAGTGCTAAAGATTTTTTACCAAAAGAAAAAGAAGAACAAAATATAGATGATGCAAAGTATTTACACAAAGTATTATCAAGTAAAATTAAGATTGAGGAAAAATAAAAATGATACCAGAATTAAAAGGAAAATTATCACTTGATATATCAAATTGGAATGCATCTATTGAAGCAGCAAAAAAATCTTCAAAAGTTTTAGAAGATAAACTAAAAAATTTAAAAAAATTAGGTCAAAGTTTTGCAGTAACTGGAGCAGCAATAACTGCTTCAATTGGTTTAATGACAAAATCTTTTATAACTGCAACTGCAAGAATTGACGATACCTCAAAAGCATTACAATTAACTACTAAATCCTTTCAAAATTTAAGTTATGCAGCATCACAAACCGGAAATGATATTACTACTATCAGTATGGGCATAAAAACATTAAGTAGAGTTGTAAATAAAGCAAATGAGGGTAATGTTGAATATCAGAAAACTTTTCAAGAAATTGGTATTTCATACAGAGAATTATTAAAACTTAGTCCGGAAAAGCAATTAGAAAAAGTTGGTCAAGCACTTAATAATATTTCAAGTCCTACAAGAAGAGTTGCAGTGAGTATGGAATTATTTGGTAAAAGTGGTGCTACCTTAATTGAAACTGCAACTAAAATGTCTCAACTTTCGGAAGAAGCACAAAGATTAGGAATAATTATTGATGATGAAGTTATACAAGCAGGAGATACTTTAAGTGATAGATTTTCAACAATCAATCAACAAATTTCTGCTTTGAATGCGAATATAGGCGCTTCGTTAGCACCAGCATTATTATCTTTAACATCAAGAATTTCAAATGTTATTGCTACAGTTATAGAATTTGTAAAAAATCATAAAAAATTGGTTAGTGTTATAACATTATCAATATCTATAATTGGCAGTTTAACTTTTGCTTTTGGAAGTCTTTTAACCGCGATAACAATTTTAACACCGGCTTTAACAGTTCTTGGTGTTAGTTTATCTGCCGCATTATGGCCTATAACGGCGATTGCTGCCGGTATAGTTGGCATAATTTCAATTTTCGTATACTGGAAGGATATTATATATGGATTGCAGATTGCGTTTAATTTTGCTTTAAAATCAATGTTAGCAGGAATTGATGTTTTTGTTAATGCTGCTCAAAAATCTTTAAGTTGGTTACCGGTTGTTGGAAAGAATGTTCAAAATTTAACTGTTTCAACATCAAAGAATATTCAAGACCAAATCAATAAAATAGATGAAAAATCTGTTGAATTAAAGAAAAAGAGAGAAGAAGAAAAACTCGCTGCTACAGAACAAAGATTAGCAAAAGAAAAAGAAGCGGAAAGGCAGGCTCAACTTGATTTAAAAAATATGATTTCTAAAATGGATGAAGAAACAAACAGAAAAAGAGTTGAGGATACAATTAAACGAGAAATGGAAACTTTGAAAATAAGTGCTGAAAATTCTCGTAGAGCAATAGATGCAAGATTGGCTTATGAAAAATCTCAATTTGATAGATATAGTTTGGAACAAAAGAAAACTATTTTAAATAATGAAAAAGAAATAATAAATGAAAGACTTGCTAAAACAAAAGAATATACACAAGAATATTATTTATTATTACAAGAAAAAGCAGAGAATCAAAGAAAAATTGACGAGTTATCCAATTCTACAATGGTAATTGGATTTAAAGCAGCATTAGCTGAAATGTCTAATCAAACTATTAACTATGCGAATAAAACAAAAGCATTTTTTAATGATTTACAATCAGGTATTGCTCGTTCCTTTGAAGATTTATTAACAGACTTATCAAATGGTTTTGCTGACTTTGGTGAATTTGTTAGTAGTATAGGGAACGCAATAAAAAGTGCTTTAATTAGAGCATTCGCAGATATAGTAGCAGAATGGTTAATGCAAAATGTTATAATGAGAGCAGCGACTGCTTTATGGAAAGCAGAAGAAGTTAGTGCAGCGGCAGCAGTTGGTGCGGCAAGAGCGGCAGCGGCAAGTGCTTGGGCTTTATGGGGAGCAATTGCGATAGGTGCAGCGATAGGTGCAGCAATTATGAATATGGCTGGAGCATTTAAAAATGGTGGTTTAATTGGTGGAAATTCATATACGGGAGATAATCTTTTAATCAGAGCAAATTCTGGTGAAAGAGTTTTGAATGTAGAACAACAAAGATGGTTGGAAAAGGTCGGTTCAAGAAATTCCGAATCTACAAATAATGTTTCTATAAATCAATCAATTACAGTAGAAAAGGGAACAGATTTGGAAGGTATTATTAAAGCATTGAAAAAAGGAACTTTGGAAGCTCTTGAAATGGCTAACTTAACAGTTAAAGTTGGTAATAAACAGTCGGGGGTAGCAGTATAATGAAAGCAATTCCAGAACCTATACGATTTTTAAGTAAAAATTATTTGAATGAATTTTGTGAGTTAAATTATACATCGGATGAAGACCTTAATTTTTTACCTTTGTGTGATTTTAATCCCTATAAAGAGAATCCGGTTATAAGTAATGATACTGAATTAGAATTTAGAATTTATTTTAAAGATGATTATTCTGAGTATACAACAAGAAAAGTTGATACAGTTATATTACAGAATATGAATTTAAAAACATTTCAAGTAAAAGGTGTTGTTGCAGGAACTGGTTTTAAATTTTTACTTGCAAATGTTTTAAATAATACTAAATCAGATTTAGTTTTAAATTTAGACAGGGAATGGGATTTAGCAGCGATTGAAATTAGTATTAGTGAAGTTTTTGCATCTGATTATACTGCAAAATTAGGTCAGTTAAGAGTTTGTAAATTTTTATGTGATTTGAATGCTACAACAGAAACAGAAGTAGAACCGGCTGTAAGTGAAGATAGTTTAAGAACTTACGATGGAAGATTAACTCATTGGGTTAATTATGAGAAATGGGGAGCGAGAATTTCAGCTCGCAGTATTAAAAAGGAACAATTTAACTTAATAAAAAATGAGTTAAGAAACGAAGGATATGTTACAATTATACCGTGGATTAGTTGGGACATCAGAGATATATTTCAAGTAAGAATACCAATGAAATCAATGGGAACTTATGCTTTGAATAGATGGAGTGGTTTAATTTCAACTTCTTTAACAGTAGAGGCACAGGAAAATGCGAACAATTAGTGCAGACTTGTTATCAAAATTAAAAAGTAATAATTATACAAATCTAAAACAAAAAATCCTTTTATATCGTAGAAAATGGAATGATGGAGCTTTTGAAATTGAATCAACTCCGATTGATATAACTTCCTTGATGGATTATGAAGGGACAAACGCAGTTATTACTCAACAATTAGATGTTGATGATGCAAATACTTGGAAGATAGGAAATTTAGTTTTAACTATTTATAATAAAAATAATTGCTTTTGGGAGGGGAAATACGATGGATATTTTGCTTTTCCTTATTATTTATATGGCAGTAAAATTGAGTATTATGTTGGTGATGAAATAATAAATAATTGGGTTAAATTATTTACCGGTTATTTAACTGCGGAACCAACTTACAGACCTGATGAAATGTTGGTTGAATTCCAAGTTTTAAATAGATTAGATTTTTTGGATACAATTTCTGCTGAAGGTATTTCCACAACAATTACTGATGAGCAAGCAACTCGTCAAGACACAACAAATGTTGTAACTTCTCATTCAGCAGTTGGTAGAATAATAAAGGTATTAAAAGGGACAAGTTTAGCAACTTCTATTGAATTGGAAGAAAAAACAGATTATTCTATCAGTCAATTAAATGAATATAGTTTGCCGGCAAAATTAACTTTAACTTCTGCATTATTAAGTAGTGAGAATATTTATATTACTTACTTATACTGGAGAAAAGGGTTAATGATAGATGAATTAGTTACGGATTTATTAGATTATGCCGGAATTGATGCAGACCATAGAATTGTTGACCCTGTAATTTTTGCAAATAATATAAGAGTAGCAGATACCAGTTTTACTGATGAATGGTCTTGGATTTTTCAAAAGAGCACTAATAATTATACAATAAATATGAGCGGAGGCCATAGTGGTAGTGAAAGCAGTTATACTTCAGCATATTTTAATCGTAATCAGAACAATCATAAAATAATTGGATGTTATTGCACAAATGGTTCTTTCAGATTTAAAGTTTCTACTTTAACTTATGATTATCCTCAATCAATTCAATATGGTCTTCGTTTTATGCTAAGAAATGCTCAAGGTCTTGATATAGGATTTCGTTTTGTTGAGCAATCAATTCAAATATACGCTAATAGTGGAGATATAACAGTAGGAAGTGGTGTTTCTGGAAATACTTTTGAAATTCAATATAACTCAAATGGTCAACTTACTTTCTTAAAAAATGGCTCTTCACTTTATAGCACAACAATTACATCAGGAGTTGTATTTACTTATGCAGAAATATATTCTATTGTAACTGCTACAACATTAGCAAGAGTAGATAATATTGAAGCAAAACCATTGGCAGAAACTACCTATTATAGAAATCCTTGTATAAAATTTACAAATGAGGAAACGGATAGTTCTTTTGCTCAGTATGATAGATTAAATGCTCAATTTGAAGTTAGTGGCTCACCGTCTTTGAATGCTATGGTAAGATATAAAAATCAAGGTGAGCAATGGAGTGAATTTATAAATTATATAATAGAAACTCCATTAAATATAGACAAGAGGATTCTTGAATTTGTTATTACAAATACCGCAAGTTTTGGTAATAACATAAATCTTAAAAATATAACTTTGTGGCATTATCAAACGACGAATGTTCCACTTGGTGTTTGTGATTTAACTAATATGAGTATATTAGCAGCATTAAAAGAATTAGCGTTGATGGCGATGTATGAAATAGGATTTGATTCGGATGATAAATTCTTTTTTAGAGCAAGAAATAGAGTAAGTGATGTTAAGTCTTTATATGATAATGAAATAATTGAAATGCAGTCAATTTATAACGATTTGGATAGGTTAAAAACAAAGGTAGTAATTGCTTACGGAAATTATAGTAAGGTAATTGATTGTAATACACAGGAAGAAGAGCATCCAAATAATATTGATATGTATGGCACAAGAATTTATAAATTAGATGGTGGACAATTATTACCGGCAGATAATGTTGACCTTGCCTACGCAGTTGCGCCTACAATTTATGAAGAGTTATCAAAATTAAGATTAAACGCAACAATTGAAATAAGAATGGATTTGGAGTTAGAATTAGGTGATTATGTAAAGTTATATCATAACAATGTTTTACTTGCTAAAAAGAGTTTTACAGATTATACAAAGTGGAAAGAATTAGGAGTATATGCAAGAAAATTTAAAGTTGAAAGTATTTCAACAAATTTTAATTCAAAGAGAACAACTTTAATTTTAAGTGACTATTCAACAGAAGAAGACATACCATTACCGGAATCAAATGATTTTATGTATAATTTAAAAATGGAATTTGATAACAAGAAATAGGAGGTTAAAAATGAATGTAGAACCTAAGTCAAATAAAAATATTTTTCCTACCAGTATCTACACTTTCAGTGCTGAAGAATTAAATCAAATAACGGCAGAATTACAGCATATTATAAGTGAAGGTGGAATAACAGCAAATGCATCAGATACAACTCAAGTTTTAGCGGCTTTAAGAGTTATATTTGAATATATGGATAGCACTAAAGTAAATGATAACAATGGAGTTAATACTAAAAGTCAATATCAAAGAAATAGAGATTTTGAAGCAGCAATTGCCGGTGGATTGGTTTCTTTAACTGGTGTGTATATTCCTTATGGTGGAGATATTTTACCGGCAGGGTGGTTGTGGTGTGATGGTTCAGCATTGTCAAGGACTGATTATGCTGAATTATTTGCAAAGATAGGCACAAAGTTTGGCACTGGAGATGGCTCAACTACGTTTAATATTCCTGATTTTACTGGTGGTAGATTTATAGAAGGTGACAGTTCAAGTGGAACTTATAAGGATGCAGGCTTGCCAAATCATTATCACGTTTTTGGTTCAAATGGTTTTCATAGTAATGCAGGTGGTTTTGTATCAACAAATTTTGCAGCAATTACTGGTCAAGTTGATAATACATTAAGTAGTTATGGATATGTTGGGTGGAATGGTTCTGGTAATGATTCAGCAGAATTTCACGGAAATAGCAGTAGTTTTTCTGGTTGTATGATTACAACATTAGCAAAACAATCCACTACAACTCAAAAAGATGGAATTAATGGTAATGCAACTGGGCTTCAACCAAAGTCTTTAACTTCAAGATGGATAATAAGATATTAAAAGGAGAGTAAAAATGAATGCTTATAAATTTAATCCTATAACAAAAGAATATGAAGGAATCCAACAAGCACAATTAAATCCTATTCAAACAGAGAAGCAAGGAAAAGATATTTACCTTTTACCTATTAACTCAACTTTTGAAATTCCACCTGAAAAAGAAGAAGGTAAAGCAATTGTATTTGAAAATGATAGTTGGTTGTTAAAAACTGATTATAGAGGTAGAAAAGCATATAATAACGAAGGCTTGTTAATAATTAGTTATATAGGTGATTTAAAAGGCAGTGATAAATTATTAACAGAAGAACAAATTGAAGGGATAGAAAATGGAACTTTAATTTGGAAAAATGGTGAAATTGTAAAATATGAAAAATCAAAAGAAGAATTAAAAGCAGAATACGAACAACAAATTGAAGTGTTAAATAATAAACTAATTAGAGATATAAGAGTGTTACTTAATCCAAATGCAAGCCAAAAAGAAAAGGACGAAGCACAGCAATATTACAATTCAAAGATGTCTCAAATAGAAGAACTTACCGAACTCATCAATAACCTATAATAAATATTTATTGATTTTCTTTTGAATATTTATTATAATATTGATATGGGTAAAATATTCTTAAGGAAAGCACTAAAACTTTATAATTATTCAGCATTCATTAAATTTGATTATGATGCTGAAATTATTTCTTTTATTCATAATAATTTTACTGAGAGATACTGGCATAAAGATTTGAAGTTGTGGGAAATATCTTTAACAGAATATCGTAAATTTACTCGCAGGTTTAAAGATTTTATAATTGTAAATGAAATTGAAGAACCACAAGAAAATAAAAAAATTAAAAATAAAATTTCTTTACCTTCCGATTTTACTTTTGTAACAAAACCATTTCAACATCAACTTGAAACAGTTTGTGAAAGTCAAAAGAGATTTCAATTCTTACTTGGCGATGAACCTGGCTGTGGTAAAACAAAACAAATAATTGATATAGCAAGATTACATAAATTTCTTGGAAATGTAAAACATTGTTTAATTATTTGTGGTATAAATAATTCAAAATGGAATTGGATAAATGAAATAAAAATTCACTCAAAAGAAAAATACATATTACTTGGCAGTAGGCAAAGAAAAAATGGTAATTATTATGATGGTAGTAATTTAGATAAAATTGAAGATATAAAAAATATAAAAGATGAATTATTTATAGTTACAAATATCCAAAGTTTACGTGACCCTAAAATTGTAGAGCAATTACAAAAGGTTAATTTTGAAATGATTGCTCTTGATGAAAGTCATAAATGTAATAATCCACAAGCAGACCAAACAAAAGGATTTTTAAAGTTGGATAGTAAAATAAAAATTGCAATGACTGGAACTCCGGTGTTGAATAAACCGATTGATTTATATGTTACGTTAAAATGGCTTGGAAAAGAAAATCATAATTTTTCTATTTTTAAAAATCATTATTGTGTTATGGGTGGTTTTGGTGGTTATCAGATTGTAGCATATAAAAATATGAAAGAATTACAGGAAAGAGTTGATGAAATTCAAATAAGAAGAAAATTAAACGATATAAAAGAAATGCCACCTTTGATTTATAAAAACCAAATATTAGAGATGACAAAAGAACAAACACAAATATATAACGATGCTCGTGATGGTATAATTAAGAATATTGATAAAATTATAACAAATCCAAATCCGTTAACTGATTTTATTAGATTAAGACAAGCAACATCTTTTCCTTCTTTATTAGCACCAAATACAGCAATGGGAATTAAGTTTGAAAAGATTTTAGAAATAATGAATCAAGCGGTGGAGAATAATAAAAAAGTATTGATATATAGTAACTGGGTTGAAGTTATAAAACCATTAGAAAAATTATTAGAAAAATATAATCCTGCAATGATTATAGGAGGTATGAAAGATGTAGAAGCACAAAAAAGAAAATTATTTAATGATGAAAGTTGTAAATGTATGATTGGAACAATTGGGGCAATGGGAACTTCGCATAATTTACCAGCGGCAAGTTGGGTTATTTTTATTGATTTGCCCTGGACAGCAGCAGATATGAAGCAAGCAATTGACAGAGTTAGAAGAATAGAAGGGACAACAGAAAAAACAATTGTTTATAATTTAATTTGTAAAAATACTATTGATGAAAAAGTAAAAAATATCGTAGAAGAAAAACAAGAATATGCAGAATTTTTAGTTGATGGAAAAATAAATTTTTCAAATAAAAAAAGATTAATTGAATTTCTATTATCGTAAAAAAAGGAGAGTAAAAAATGGATAAAAAGAAAAAGAAATTTTTAGTAATTAACGACATAGCAAGGGAATTGGATAAAAGTCCTATAACAATCAGTTCGTGGGTAAGATGGAGTGAAAGTGAAGGTAAAAATCATCCAAAATTAAAGTTACCTGCTGCAATGAGAGTTGCAAAAAATAAAGGTAGAGCTTGGAAATTTTCTGACTTAAAAGCATTTAAAAAATTTGATACTTTATTATCTACAACAGAGAGAGGAACTTTATCTGAATATAATGCAAGAATTTTCTGGGGCAAAAGAGGTAAAAAAATTCTTAAAAGAAAAGAACAAAAGAAAAAAAACAATTGATTTCTTAAAAAATATTTATTATAATATATCTGTAGTTTAAAAAATTAAAAGGAGAACAAAGCAAATGAAAACAAAAGAAAAAGAAATGAGTTTAGAGTCGGTAGTAGAAAAATTGGGAGTATTAAAAGCACAAATTAAATCACTTCAGGAAGAAGAAAAGTTATATGTTAATCGCCTAAAAACATCAATGAAAGA